TCTATGATCACCACTGCTCAAGTGCATAAAGAAATCATTGACTATCTAGGAAAAAACGATATAAAATGGGAGCCAAACAAACTTAGGTATACTGGAAACAATAAATTCTATATTACCTATGAGGAGGTTTACGATGGCTCAAGACAACATGGTGTTGTTCGCGAAGAAACTGAAGCTCGAATCTAAGTGGAACGAGATGTTTCTGGAAAATGGCGGAATGGTAACACCCGAAATGTCAGTTCTAGGAGATGAGATCAAGACTGTAATCAGATCTATCTTGAAGAATCAAGAGAGTCCTAGGAATGCTTTAGATGGTGAAAACCATCTTTATGCTAGCTAACTAGGACAATAACTCTTTAAAAAAGCGGTTACGCTTATAAGGAGTTCTTGCACTTCTCTATAAAGTTCTATATAAAATCATAAGCTTAATTAATTAAGGAGAACAAATATGTCTTTTAAATCAGATGTAAAAGCGATCAGAAAAACAGCAACCGGTGCTGTATTTGCTGGCAGAACTAGATTAAGAGGAATCATTGTTGCTTCAGATGGAGCGGGTGCAGGTCAAATTACTCTACAAGATAATACAGACAGCACAACTTTATTTGATTGTGATATACCTAACGGTGATGTTTTCTCATTTAACATTCCTGAAGATGGAGTTTTATTCCCTGGTGGAATGAAAATTTCAGCTTTAACAAACATAGATTCAGTTACTATATTGTTAGATAAGTAGGAGGTTAGATGGCTAACACTACTTCAGGCACAGCAACTTTTGAAAAAGGTTTTACGATTGCAGATATAACCGAAGAAGCTTATGAAAGAATAGGTATTCAAGGTGTATCGGGTTATCAATTAAAATCTGCTCGAAGATCTTTGAACATTCTTTTTCAAGAATGGGCAAACAGAGGTTTACATTACTGGGAAGTTAGAAATAATTCTATTACTCTTGTTGATGGTCAAGCAACTTATACGATGTACAGATCAACAGATGATGGAACTTCTGATGCAACTGCTGTGTATGGAGTTGATGATGTTTTAGAAGCAAGTTACAGAAACTCTTCTTCTGTAGATTTTCCTTTAACAAAAATTTCAAGATCTGAATATCAATCACTATCTAATAAAACAGATGAAGGAACTCCGACTCAATATTTCGTTCAAAGATTTATAGATAAAATTACAATCACCTTATATTTAACACCAGGTTCATCAGAAGCTGGTAATACAATTAATTATTATTACACAAAAAGAATTGAAGATGCAGGTGCATATACAAATGATGCAGATGTGCCTTACAGATTTGTTCCTTGTATGGTTGCAGGTCTTGCTTATCAATTATCAATTAAACATGCGCCGGAAAGAATTCAAGTTTTAAAATTATTATACGAAGATGAATTACAAAGAGCATTGACTGAAGATGGTTCTTCGTCAAGTTCTTACATAACCCCTAAAACTTATTATCCAAATGTCTAATCTATCAAGAGGAAAATATGCTCAATTTATTTCTGACAGAAGTGGTCAAGCATTTCCATATCAAGAGATGGTTAGAGAATGGAATGGATCCAGAGTACATATCTCTGAATTTGAACCAAAGCATCCGCAGTTAGAACCAAAACCACATACTGCAGATGGTCAAGGTCTCCCCGACGCTCGCCCCGCGAGAACAGAACCTGCAACACAAAATTTATTACCCTCAAATCCATTTGATATTACATCAGGATCTACAACGATTACAGTTACAGAACCGGCTCACGGAAGATCAACTTCTGATACGGTCGTATTTAGAAATGTAGATGGATCTCCAGGAGGAGTGGTATATACAACATTTGAATCTGCTTCAGGATATAGTATAACTAAAATTAATGCAGACAGTTATAGTTTCACTTTAGGTGCAACACCAACTGTGACTGAAAAAGGAGGAGGAGCAACGGTAACCGCTGGACCCGTTACATTAACACCATAATGGCATACACTTTAACAAATTTACAAGATGATATTAGAAACTACACAGAAGTAGATAGCAATGTGTTATCAGATACTATTCTTACCACAATCATCAAAAACGCTGAGAACAAAATTTATAGAGAAGTAGATTCTGATGACAATAGATTTTATGCAACATCAAATCTTCAATCTGGAAACAGATATGTCACGATTCCATCTGATCTAAGATTTATTAGATATGCTCAGCTTACAGACTCATCAGGAAACCAGGTTTTTTTAGAAAAAAGAGATACATCATTTATGGCAGAATATTACAACACTCCTGGTACACAATCAGGACTCCCTAAATATTATGGAAACTGGGATGCTAATTTCTGGGTTGTGGCTCCAACACCTGATGACACTTATTTGATTACATTAGCTTATACCAAGCAACCAGCAAGTATTACAGCAACTCCTGGATCAACTGAGGGAACATATGTAAGCAATAAATATCAAGATTTACTTTTATACGCTTCTTTGGTAGAAGCATATGGATACTTGAAAGGCCCAGCGGATATGTTACAATATTATTCGCAAGCTTATCAGCAAGCAATTCAATCGTACTCTATCGAACAACAAGGTAGAAGACGCCGAGACGAATATGAAGATGGTGCTATTCGTACTCCTATAAGATCCGAGTCACCATCTTAATTTATTAAGGAGAAAACTAAATGGCTAATATAGTACCTGACTCTTTTAAAACAGACCTATTAGGTGGTGTGTTTGATTTCGATTCTGGTGGATCAACTTTCAAACTTGCACTCTACACTGACATTTCTGGTTTCAGTACTTCTACAACTGCTTATACAACTACCAACGAAGTTTCTTCAACTGGTACAAACTATACAGCGGGTGGTGGAACTTTAACTAACAATGGAGTAGCAGTGGCATCAAACATCGCTTATGTTGACTTTGCAGATTTAACTTTTTCATCTGTAACTTTAACAGCTGATAGTGCACTGATTTATAAAGGCACGTCTAATGAAGCAGTATTAGTTTTAGATTTCGGCGGAGATAAAACTGCAACTAACGGAGATTTCGTTATTCAGTTTCCAGCTGCTGATTCATCTAATGCTATTATTAGACTTGGCGACGCATAATAGTTATAAGGAGTAGAAATGGCTTTGGTAATTAACGATAGAGTTAAGGAGACGAGTACAACTACTGGAACTGGAACTTTGGATCTAGCTGGTGCAGAAACTGGTTATGAAAGTTTTGTTTCTGGTGTTGGTACAACGAACACAACTTACTACGCTATAGAGTTAAACTCTGCTGGCGAGTGGGAAGTCGGTATTGGTACCGTAACCGATGCTACACCCGATACTTTATCACGAGACACGGTCATATCGTCATCTAATGGTGACGCTCTAGTTAACTTTAGCGCAGGTTCTAAAAATGTATTCTGTACATTGCCAGCGAAGAAAACTATTTCTCCAGTTATGGATGCAACAACTTTTGTTGTAACACATAATTCTACAATTTCAGAAGATCAAACATTAGATTCAGGAGTCTTGGCAGGACCTGTCACAATCACAGGTACACAAACCGTAACAGGAACATTGGTAATAATTTAAATGAGTAAAATAGAAGTTAATCAAATATCATCTCAATGCGGATCTACACTCACCATCGGTCAATCAGGTGACACGGTGACTTTAGCGTGTGGTGCTACACAATCTGGTTTTGGTAGATCAGGTTCAGTTAATTGGGATACAACGGCTAAGACGGCTGGGTTTACTGCAGTAAGCGGTAATGGATATTTTGTAAATACAACAAGTGGGGCAATCACTGCAACACTTCCAGCAACACCTTCAGCAGGCGACATTGTTTCATTTTCTGATTATGCAAGAACTTTTGCTACTAATAATTTAACAATTGGTAGAAATGGTTCTTTAATTCAAGGAGTTGCAAGTGATGGAACTGTTGCAGTTGATGGTAGATCTATAACTTTTGTTTATGTTGATGGTACTAAAGGTTGGGTGCCAACAGAAGATCAAACAACAGGACAGTACGGTGCTTTATATACAGTAGCAACTGGAGGAACAATAACAACTTGCGGAGATTATAAAATTCATACATTCACATCTCCAGGAACTTTTTGTATTTCACAAGCAGGTAACCCTGCAGGTGGTGGAGACACAGTAGATTATTTAGTTGTAGCTGGCGGCGGAGGTGCAGGTGGTTCTTCTCCTGCTTGGGTTATGACTGGAGCAGGAGGTGCAGGTGGTTTTAGAGCAAGTTCAACAACTTACACAATAGGATGTGCTCCCGCTGCGCCACTAACAGCTTGCGTTTCAGCTTTAACAGTTACAGCAACAGGCTATCCAATTACAGTTGGAGGAGGTGGAGCAGGTGGACCAGGACCCATTGCTGGTGTTGGTACTCAAGGTTCAAATTCAGTTTTTAGTACAATTACTTCTACAGGTGGTGGTCATGGAGGTGTATATAATCCAGCACCAGGAGGTAATGGTGGTTCAGGTGGTGGCGGTGGATCAGGTTTACCAGCTGGAGGATCAGGTGGAACAGGAAATACTCCTCCCGTAAATCCAGCGCAAGGAAGTAATGGTGGAAATGGTTTTTTAAGTGTTCCTGATGATTCAACAAGAGCAGGTGGTGGAGGCGGAGGAGCCAAAGCTGTTGGTGCTAATGCTGGAGCAGAATCAGGAGGTTTAGGTGGAGTAGGTGCAGGATTACCTAGTGCTTTTGGAACTTCAGGTGAAAATTGTGGGTCATATTATTATTTTTCGGGTGGTGGAACTGGTGCAGGTAATGGAAGTCCTTCACCAAAAGCAGGTGCTTTAGGTGGCGGAGGAAATGGTATGGGTAATGCAGGTGCTGTAACTCAACCAGATGGAGTAGATAACACTGGCGGAGGTGGAGGCGGAGTTCTTTCTGTTCCAGCTTCAACACCAGCTAAAACAGGTGGATCAGGCGGTAGCGGAATCGTAATAATAAGGTACAAGTATCAGTAATGGCCAGCAATGTTAAAGTTGACAAGATAACTCCAACTACTAATTGCGGAACAGTTACATTAGGAGATAGCGGAGATACCATAAGCATTCCAAGCGGTGCATCATTAAGTATTGG